GTCTGGGCGATGTTCACGCACAAGGGGGAGCGCAATGCAATGCTCATTGATGCGTGGGACGAACACCTGAGCTATCCAGACTTGCGGGCACGAGCCGTGAAAGACTGGACGACGGAATACGGCGGCATGACGAAGGACTCTCCGTACTCACGCGCCCGCCGCCCGGACAGGATATTGGTGGAAGCGAAAGCCAGCGGTCAATCATTGTTGCAAGACTTGCGCTTGGCGAAAGTGCCCGCCGTGGGCTATAATCCAGGTCAGGCTGACAAGGTATCAAGGGCACATCAAGCCGCGCCCACCTTGGAGTTGGGGTTGTTGTGGGTACCGGAATCAGGAAAGAACCCCGGACACCCGGTGAGTTGGGCAGCGGCTTTCCTCAAACAACTGGGCAAGTTCCCAGTAGCGGAGCATGATGATTATGTTGACACGTTTACGCAAGCTATCATTTATCTCAAAAATGATAGATGGTTTGATTTACCTCAAGCAAAAGATATCGACGAGCCTCGCATCTCTAACAAACCGAGGGTAAACCCGTATGCAGCCTAAGAAGCCTATCTGGGACAAAGCCCGACCCAAGAGCCTCGGCGAGAGCAAAGCGCTGTCACCAGCGGCTAAGTCGTCTGCCAAGGCGGCAGCTAAGAGCGCGGGTAGACCCTACCCCAACATGGTAGACAACATGAGAGCGGCGAGGAAGAAATGACCGACCGCATCGACAAGGACAGCTTGCCGCTCAACCAGCCACGGCGAACTCCGAGCCATCCGACCAAGTCTCACATCGTGAAGACCAAGGTAGATGGCAAAGAGAAGATCATCCGGTTTGGTGAGCAAGGGGCGAGCACGGCGGGTAAGCCCAAGGCGGGCGAGTCCGACCGCATGAAGGCTAAGCGAGCCTCGTTCAAGTCACGTCACGCAAAGAACATCGCCAAGGGACCGAGCAGCGCAGCGTATTGGGCTGACAAGGTCAAGTGGGCAGACGGCGGTTCAGTCAGGACGCATTACGCTGAGGGTGACTCAGTCCGCGCCATTCCGCAGAACGCAGCGTTGGGTAAGATAGCCCAAGCCCTCAAGTCCGCAAAAGATTACACCAACCAGTACGAAGTCAAGCCATGGGTTCCCCTGCTCGGCGGTGCAGGCGTGGGTGATATGCTGATGGGTAAAGCGCCGGAGGAAGTTGAGAACTGGTCGTACGGTAACTACCCGATGCAAGTTCCCGCGATGAGCCGTATACCGCAGTTCAAGACCGGTCGTGCTGAGTCGTTTGCGGATACGGTCTTGCTCGGTGCTGATGCTGTGCCCGTGGTCGGCGCACTCGGCAAGGTCGCGGGTAAAGCTGGTAAAGCCGGAGCACGGGTGGTCGGCGAGGAACTCAACCGCGCCGTTCTTGACAACAGCGGAGCACTCGCTAAGCTGGTGCCACAGGCGGCTAAGCCGATGTACGTTGTGCAGCCACAAGGTAACCTGAACCTGAAGCCCATGGCTCGGGCTGAGATCCTCAAAGGACCAGAGGCACAGACCCCTGAAAATTTTTTGAATCAATTGCGCGGCAAGCCCGGTATGACGCAAGAGGGGTTTGACGACCTCGTCAAGCAGTACCAAGGTCTTGAACCAAACACCCGTATGACGAAGGCTGAGTTCGAGCAGCGCATCCCCCCGTCACAGTACAACAAAGTAGACCTCGTTAACTCAGCTGAGAGCGCCGATGCGCACTTGTTGCAGCAAGCTGAAGAGCTGGTCATGGAAGACCGCTGGAACATCTACGAGGGTATGCTTGACCGCCTAGGAACGCGACACAACCGCGAAAACCTCAGGATGTTGGACGACTACCACAACGGCTATTCAGAGTTTGGGGCGTTGTCTCCTGAACTGCAACAAAGTTTGAGGCGAGCCGGTATGGACACGCCGGACGGTCGTGCGGCGATAGATGACCTGTTTGATGAAGAGCGTCAGAACGCGGTCAACAACACCTTTGAAACCTTGCGCGAGCAAGATTACGGGTTCATGGGGGTGGAACCTGGAGGCTACGCTTATCAAGACTTTCAACGTCTACTTGCAGACCCAGACAAAACCGCAAACGGGTATTTTGAAATCGGCGTGTCTCACCCTAACCAGATGAGCGGGTACAAACATTACCCCGGTCACGAGGGTGAAGAAGGTCTCATCGGTCATGTACGCGGGACGTTTATTCCTGCTGACGCACCAGACGAGGCGCGGCAGTTGATTCAACCGAGACTGTCAAGCGATGAGAAAATATTCGCTAAACCTAACAGCATGGTAATTGAAGAGATTCAGTCCGACGCACAGAAAGGTAAAGCGCAGAGCGGCGCATTGCGTCAAGCGCACGGTACTGTTTTCAAAGCCGCCATTCAGCATGCGCTTGAGAACGGCGCGGACACCGTATACTACCCGACCGCAAAACCGATTAGCGCTGTGCGGCTCAAAGAGAGTTCAGCTTACGCGCCTATTTACGATCAACAAATTTTGAAGGAAGGTCTCAAGCCCCTGCTCAAGATACCCGGCGTTGACTCACGCAAGATTGGCGACGCCTATTACGAGATCAACTTCACCCCGGAGGCTAAGGAGTTCATCCTCAAGGGTGAAGGTCAAGCCGCACCCGGTTACGCCGAGGGCGGTTTGGTGGGAGACCCGCTCACCACATACGACCCATTTCAAGTGGACGATATTATGAACACGATTGATGCTCCCCGTGGGTACGAAGAAGGCGGCAGCGTTCGCGGACCAGACATGGAGTTCACTGAGGACCCAGAAGCGTTGCGCCTTTACAAGCACGCTATGAAGCAGACCGGAGTCAACCGCGAGGAAACCGCCTCTAACGTCGGCACCGGTATCCGCGCCCGCGTGGGCGGTGGTGACTTCAGCGCGGGTATTGACATGAACCGCATGACGCAAGGTGAGCGCGATCAGCTGATGAAGAACCTCGCCGCCAACTACAACGTCAACCTTGGCGACTTGAACCTGAACGCCAGAGTACAGAAGCCGCTTGACGCAAAAGATGTTTACATCGGAATGCTCAACGGGTCAATCCCGCTCGGCGCGGGGCAAGCAATGCTCGGCGTGCAGGGAATGAAGACACCTTACGGTAGCGAAGTAATGGGTTACAACGCAGGATACTCTGGCAAAGTTGGTCCAGGACATTTGAGCGTCAATGTGAACAAACCTAAACGGGGTAGCCCTTCAGGTCAAGTGCAGTATCAAATACCTTTTGCTGACGGCGGCAGCGTCTCAGCCTATGACCCTAGTCGCGTGGATGCGATACTTAACCAATTTATGTGAGGTAATTAATGGCGACTAAAAGAATAGAAGACGTGCTGCCAGAGGGCGAGACCGTAGAACTCGAGGACGTTGACAACGAAGTTGAAGACACCGAGGACGGTGGCGCAATCATTCGTGAGAAGAACGACGTTGACCATGCCGCCAAGCTCGAGCACTTTGCCAACATCGTTGACGAGGTGGAGCAAGACCTACTCAAGACCGCTATTAGCGACCTGCTTGAAAAGATCGGCAACGACAAAGAGGCACGTGAGAAGCGCGACAAGCAGTACGAGGAGGGCTTACGCCGCACCGGTCTAGGTGACGACGCGCCCGGTGGCGCTCAGTTTACCGGCGCAAACAAGGTCGTGCATCCGATGCTCGTTGAAGCATGCGTGGACTTCTCAGCCCGGTTCATGAAGGAAGTGTTCCCGCCCAATGGTCCGGTCAAAAGCAAGATCCACGGCGAGCGCGACAAGTCCAAGATTCAGAAAGCCGAGCGCAAGACTGAGTTCATGAACTGGCAGACTACTGAGCAGATGGTCGAGTTCCGGGGCGAGCTTGAACAGCTGAGCACGCAACTCCCGCTGGGCGGCGGTCAGTACATGAAGTTCATGTGGAACCCGTTGCACCGCCGTCCCTGCTCAGAGTTCATCGCTATTGATGACATCTACCTGCCGTTCGCAGCGACCAACTTCTACACCGCCGAGCGTAAAACGCACGTGCAGTATATTACGAAGTTTGAGTACACCCGGCGCGTCAAGTCGGGTATGTACATTGACGTTGACTTGGGCATCCCGGATGATCCCGAGTTCAGCAAGTCCACTCAAGCTAACGACAAGATTGAGGGGCGCAAAGACCTGAGCTACAACGAAGACGGACTGCGTACAATCTACGAGGTTTACACCTACCTAGACTTTGGCGATGGTCCCGAGCCGTATATCCTCAGCATTGACAAGTCGACTAACCTCGGCTTAGGGTTGTACCGTAACTGGGAACCTGACGACGAGCGCCAGCAAGAGCTAGACTGGATTGTAGAGTTCCCCTTTGTGCCTTGGCGCGGGGCTTACCCAATCGGTCTGACGCATATGATTGGCGGTCTGAGCGGTGCAGCCACCGGCGCACTCCGCGCCCTGTTGGATTCGGCGCACATTCAGAACGTCCCCACGCTGCTCAAGCTGAAAGGTGGTCCCGGCGGGCAAACCCTCAACGTCCAACCGACCGAAGTGGTTGAGATGGAAGGTGGGGCGCTCATCGATGACGTGCGCAAGCTGGCGATGCCTATCCCGTTTAATGGTCCCAGCCCCACGCTGTTTCAGCTCTTAGGCTTCCTGGTGGACGCGGGTAAGGGCGTGGTGCAAACCTCGTTTGAGAAGCTCTCTGACCAAAACCCTAACCAGCCTGAAGGCACAACCATGGCGCTCATTGAGCAGGGTATGGTGGTGTTTAGTTCAATTCACAGCCGGTTGCATGGCTCGATGGCGCGTTGCTTCAAGATTTTGCACCGTATCAACAGCGCGTACTTGACGACCGAGGACATCGAGGCACAAGCCGCTGGTATTGAGATTGACCCGTCTGATTTTGACGGTCCAATGGACATCATTCCCGTCAGCGACCCCGCAATTTTCAGTGAGACGCAGCGTTTTGCGCAAACTCAAGCAATCATGCAGCGTGCTCAGGCTATGCCGCAGATGTATGATGCGCGCAAAGTAGAGGAAATGTTCCTCCGCAACATGAAAGTGCCTGCGAATGAGGTGTTGCAGCCGTTGCCGGGTAGCGAGGACATGGATCCGGTGTCTGAGAACGTCGCCGCCGCTATGGGTCGCCCGCTTTACGTGCTCCCGTCGCAAGATCACATGGCGCACTTGATGACGCACATACCGTTTCTCAAGTCTCCGCTGTTTGGCTCTAACCCGGCTATCGCAAAGACGTTTTTGTACCCAATCGCCACACATTTGCGTGATCATTTGCTCAATTACTACCTAGTTGAAGCACATAACGCAGTTGACAAGGCGCAAACTGAGGAGTTGATCCCTGAAGAAGCTCAAGATCAGGTCAAAGTCATCTTGGAAGTGCAGAAATTCATCGAGCAACAGCTCGGCGGGTTTGCTCAAGAGTTGGCACAGATTGATGAAGCCGCTCAGCAGTTCAAACCCCAGCCACCTATGCCCCCTGATAGCAGCCTACAGGTTGCGCAGATCAACGCCCAGTCTCGTACTCAAGTTGAACAGGCTAAGTTGGCTGAGAACTCGAAGTACAACCAAGCCCGCTTGGCGCAAGACGCACAGGCGTTGCAGGCTAAGCTCGCCGCTGATCAACAAGCCAGCTCTGAGCGCCTACAAGCCGAGCAGATGCGTCAAATGGCTGAAGATCAGCGCCTCGCCGCAGACCTACAGACCCGTGAACGTATGAACACGGCTGACAACGACACCGCGAAACTGCTAGCCGCTGCCGAAATGGCCACGGGCGAGAAGGTCGCAGTGAGTACCGGAACCGGAATTAACCCCAACCCCTAAGGAGAACGCTATGAGCGACAAACCCACCCCCGGCACAGTCCCTATGACTGGTGCATTTGTGAAACAGAAACACCGCCTAGCGGCGGGCGAAAAGCTGAACGGTCAAACCTTGCCAGCTGCCCCCGCGACGCCTAAGATTCCTGCATGAATGTTGAGTCTCAACTTTTGAATCGCCTCAAGGCAGAGCAGCAGTCATTTGCTGTTGAAGCCTTGATGCGTCCTCAGACTCGCGACACTTTCGAGTACGGGTATCGCGTGGGAATGGTTGCTGGTTATGAGGCGGCAATCAACGTACTATTGAACCTTCTAGACGAGGAGAAAAACTTTGACAATGACCTATGAGGACGCAATAGCGGAGGCTTTCCCGGCAGTAGATGCCGGAATTCAGCCTTTCGGGAGCCGTGTTCTGATTCAGATCCGTACACCTAAAAAGAAATCTGCTGGGGGTATCATCATTGACATCCATGGTTCTAATGAAACCGAAAAGTGGAACACCCAAATCGGCAAGGTAATTGCCCTTGGTCCGCTGGCGTTTAAGAACCGAGACACAATGAAACCTTGGCCAGAAGGTGACTGGTGCAAAGCTGGTGAACATGTTCGCGTGGCTAAGTATGGTGGTGATCGCTGGGAAGTTAAGCTCCCGGGCAAAGACGAATCTGCAATGTTTGTTATTTTCAATGACTTGGATATCATCGGGCAGGTAACTGGCGACCCGTTGGCAATTCGAGCATTCA